CCACCAACACCGGCTATCAGTCAGCAGCCACCAACACCGGCGATCAGTCAGCAGCCACCAACACCGGCGATCAGTCAGCAGCCACCAACACCGGCGATCGGTCAGCAGCCAGCGTAGAAGGGAAAGACAGCATAGCTATCGTAACAGGATACGATAGTAAAGCCAAAGGAGCTATGGGCTGTTGGATTGTATTAACAGAAAGAGGTGATTGGGATGGAAATACTTATCCTATTATAAATGTACAGGCGTTTAAAGTCGACGGAATATCAATTAAAGCCGATACATTTTATAAATTAAAAAACAGCAAACCTGTAGAAGCAAAATAGCTTATGAAACAACATCAACTCCCCGACTACCTGATAAAATCATTTCTTCGACATGTATCAAAAATTGTAGATCATGTAGAATACAAAGGTTGTAGTCGGGTAGCTGATGCAGTCCGACTAACCAAGAAGGATTTAAAGAAAATTGAATCACTTATTTCCAAATAAGAAAAATATGGAACTATGAGAGTAATACATGTTCATTTGATCTTTAAAAAACAAGATCATTTCTTTGGTAGTATTTCTGCCATATTTGATTATTTGAGTGAAGATGATATTGGAATGGCAAAATCTACCCTTATTCATTCTTTAGGCTCCGACACAATATGTACGGGGAGAGCGATAATAAAGAGACGGGAGATATTAAGGTGTAAGCATAAGTAGAACTTCATGCGGTTAATAATTTAGGTTTTCACCCCCTGCCGTTCGAGAGAATATGCAGGGTGTTTAGGGGCGAAAGGTAGTAGATGTATATTAGATTGGTTCGATTCCGATCCGCCCCACATTGATATTGGAATTATGGATTTTGGATATGATATTCCGGATTTTGAACCGGATGATTACGACAATTACAATTATGATTAAGAAAGACAGAGTAATAGGAATAGATCCCGATTGTGACAAATCAGGAGTTACAGAGCTTCATGTTAAATCAAGGTGTTTAAACGTGACTAATCTTTCATTTCCTCTCCTTGTTGACTACTTAAAGTACATGAAAGAGGATTTTGTTGATCGTCAAAAAGAATCTATCATAGTCGTTGTCGAGGCCGGCTGGATGAATGAAAGCAACTGGCACGCTACACGCTCCACTCCGGCTGCTGCAGCTAAAATAGGTCAGAATACTGGTCGAAACCATGAGGTCGCTCACAAAATAGCTGAAATGGCAAGGCATATAGGACTGGAAGTTGACGAAATTAGACCTCTTAGAAAATGCTGGAAGGGTAAAGACGGGAAAATAACTCAAGAAGAACTATCAAAGATCGTTGGGGGATTGGATAAGAGGTTAAATCAGGATGCCAGGGATTCCTGCATCCTATCATGGGTTTATGCAGGATTACCAATAAAATTATAATATGGCTAAGAAAGAAATTACTCATGCAAGGTGTAGTGATTGCATACACTCTAAAGCGTTCTCAGAACTGGTCATTACCTGCAAAGAGAAGAAGGTAAACTTGGTAGGGAACGCAATTAGGATATGCTTATTGTTCAAAAAGAAATAGCAAAAAGAAAATATGAAAAGTTATCAATATGAAGAAATTGTCTTTTGGCTATCATTCATATCCTACCAGATTAGCTACATAGCCGGTTTCGATATTTGGGTACAAAATCTATTGCTTATCAATGCTCTTGTAAATATGTGCTGCGCTATTTATTACGCTTATAAGCATAGAAAAGACGATGACATAAAAGATTAGTTTTCATTATACAATCGAATGTCTAATTTTTAAAATCTACATTAATATGGATATAAAGAAGATGTCAAATATCGATCTCAAATATGGTATAGACCGTTGCAATGCAAGGCTTTCCGGTATTATGCCAATGGGACATATGAATAAGGATAGGTGCGTAAAGGCACTTGAAGAATATAGAAAAGAACTGTTGAACAGAGGAATAATATATTGATCATGGAAGAGGGATATATCCCAATTAGCAGAAAGCTATTTGAGCATCCTTTTTGGAGCGAAAAGCGAGAATTCAGTTATGCCGAAGCGTGGATCGACATTTTGAGACTAGTACGGTTTGAGGCGAATTCGACCAAGATGCTGATTGGGGGCAAAGCAGTAGAAATCCATAGAGGGGAATACCCCGCATCATTGAGGCGATTAGCCGACTTGTGGGGATGGTCGAAAAACAAAGTTGACAAGTTCCTGGATCTGCTAATATCCGAAGGCATGATAACAAAAAGGACAGCTGAAGGGACAAAGCAGACAGTTATAACAGTCTGTAATTTTGATAAATACAATATCATTCCCAAAAATCCGGGACAACTCGCGGGACAAAACCGGGACAACGTCGGGACAACGTCGGGACAACGTCGGGACAAATCTAATAAAGATAATAATATTAATAATATAAATAATAATATCCCCCCTACCCCCCAAGAGGGGGACGTTGCATCTGGCAAAACTTGGAGAGATGATTTTGATATTTACCTCTCGGAAGTAACAGAAGCATTTGAAAAAATATCTTCCGACAAAGAGTTTATAAAAAACAGACAAAAATATCATCCAGAGTTGGACATCGTATTGTCCCTAAAAAAAAGCATTTGAAGACTATTGGAGCCAAGAAGCCGGTTGGAAAAGGAAAAAGATCAGCAAGACCAAAAACATCGATTGGGTTAGCACATTCAAAAAGGCCTTAGACCAACCGCAAAATAAAGTCTATAAACGAAGAAATGTCAATCCGGAGCCGGAGCAGCTTACGCCGCTACAGGAAAGGTTTAGAAAATTCTTGGAGGACAATGGCCCTTTGTTGTTGAAAATGCCTTCACAGCCCACAGATCAAGAAGTTGAATCTCTTGCGAAAATGAATAAGAGTATGCTGACAGATATAGTGAGAAAAATAAACAACGACAGCTATATCACCCGCTATAAAAACAGTGTATACCAAACAATCATGGAAATTAAAAAGAAAGAGTATGGATAACAGAGTTATGCCGCATGATACAGATGCTGAAAAAGTAGTTTTGGGAACAATTATGTCCGATCGCAATGCACTGAACGAGGTGAGAGAAATATTGTCTCCTAATTGTTTCTATGATAACTTAAACAATCAAGTCTACAAAGCCATTATCGCAATAGACTCCAGAGGAGAAAGTCCAGACTTGATCACTGTCACAAACGAAATGAGAAAAAAGAACGAATCCGTCGATTTGTTTGCTATCAGTCAAATTTCGAGTTATTACACAAACGATATTTACCAACATGCAGCATTATTGCATGATAAGGAGAAAAGGCGCAGATTTATAGAAATCGGCATGACCATGCAGAATAAAGCCTTCAGCGAATCGGAAGATATCGTCGATATCATGTCAGAAGCGGAAGAATCCCTTAAATCCGTGTTCCAATCTTCAAAAAGCAATATGTCTACAATTGACGATGCTGTACGTGAAGTGACAAAACAAATGGAGTTTAATTCATCCGGTGATAAAAAACTGACTGGAACCCCCACCGGATTCTCAAAAATTGACGGGAGAAGCGGAGGATTACAAAAATCCGATTTGATTATCATTGCGGCTGATACATCTTCCGGTAAGACGAGTTTATCAATAGCATTTGCCCTTTCTTCGGCTTGTTATGGGGACGGAGTGGCATTTTACTCTATGGAAATGAAGAAAGAGCAAATCGTCGCTAGGATGATCTCAATCGAATCAGGAATACCCGCAAATGAGATCATGTATTCACGCCTTTCACCGGAGCAATTCGACAGGATAGACAGAGGCATTGGAAAACTTGCCGGAAAACCTGTTTTTTTTGACGATAGAAGCACTTCTAACATTGATACTATACTCGC